GTTTCCCAGTCACGATCTACACACAACCTAACTGTGAATTCTGTGAGAGAGCTAAAAACTTATTGCATTCCAGAGAGGAATATGTTATATACGAGATCGACATTTCAAATAAACCTGAGATGAAGAAGCTCGTTGTGGAAAGCTTGGGTACAACTGTACCTCAAATCGTAATCAATGGCTGGCATATCGGTGGCTATAATGACTTGGAAAGATATCTTCAATGACAACTCTAGAAGCTCTATATGTACTTATAGGCATAACTATCTACCAAGCTTACACAATATATAAGCTAGGCAAAGAGGTAGAAGGTGCTTATGATCTGATAGTTGGTTTACATACTGGTGATATAACCTTAGAAAAGATAGAGGACGAATATGATGAGTACTAATATCTATATCGATGGTGACATACTTGTATACCAATGTATTTGGAAAGCAAAGAAAACTAAAGACATCAAGAAGAAAGTAGATCAGGCTATAACAAATATTATGTCTGATCTTGACGGCGGGGTGGGTAAGATTGCTATCAAAGGAGATAACAACTTCCGTAAAACAATCTATCCACCCTACAAAGGTCATCGTAAGAAAGAAGCTACTGAACAAGAGAAAGAATTCTTTGAGTATACTTACAACTACCTTGCAGAAGGTTGGGGTGCAATCCCAGCTCATGGTATGGAAGCAGATGATCTGATAGCTATCTGGAATACAGAAGAGCCAGGGATTATGGTTAGCATAGATAAGGATATGCTCCAGGTTCCTGGTGTTCACTATAATACTCGTAAACAAGAGTACACTCATGTAACAGAAGATGATGCATCTATGTTGCTACATACACAAGTTCTTACAGGAGATTCCACTGACAATATACCAGGACTCAAGGGTATTGGCCCAGTTAAGGCAGCTAAGATCATGGATAATGTTCCTGTGTCTCAACATCTTACCAAAGTAAAAGAAGTATGGCAGAAAGAATATGGCCGTGGATGGGAAGATAATCTGCAGTTAAATATGGATTTGATTTATCTGCGGAGAAGTGAGGACGACAGGTATGACACTCGTAAAGGAAGAACCTCTGACAATAATAAGAACGATAGCTTGGTCAACAGAGAAGGAGGATCAGGTAGCGGAAGTGTTGATGGAGATACAACCATCAGTATGGAAGTCAGCACAGGGGACGACTTGGGAGGAAGCGGAGTTAAACCTGAAGACATCAGTGACTTCTAAGATTAGAAAGTTAAACCCAGAACTTTCTATTGAAGATGCTTACGCCCAACTAGTAATGCTAAACAAACTAGGAGTATAACACTATGGCACGAATTCTGAGAAAAACAAGCTGTGATTCTTGCGGATCTAACAATAACAAGTGTGAGTATGAGGATGGTTCTACTTGGTGTTTCACCCCTGATTGTGATAGTAACAAGAAAGCTTTCAAGAATAAAGAAGAAGAAAGTAATGTTGTATTTATGGTAGATGCTCTTCCCTTTGGTACTTCAGTTGAACGTAAAATCTCTGTTAAGGTAGCAGAGACCTACGGTGTACGTAGAGAGGTATCTCCTTCTGGTGGTACAAGTGCAGTATACTATCCTTACACTGAAGGTAATACTGTTGTAGGTCACAAGCAAAGATTGTTCCCAAAAGATTTCAGAGTTAAAGGTAAGCTTCCAACGACTTTGTTCGGTCAAAATTTATTTGCTGCAGGAGGTAAACGAATTGTTATCACTGAAGGAGAAGAAGATGCTTTGGCTGTTGCAGAAGCTTACAGTAAATACAAGAACGGGGTTATCTATGCTGCAGTATCAATCCCTTCTGCCAGCAATATTAAAGCAGTTGTTGAGAACAGAGAGTACCTGCGTTCATTCGATGAAGTAGTATTGTATATTGATTCAGATGAAGCAGGAGATATTGCTGTAGACAAACTAGCTAATGCTATTGGTTATGACAAGGTAAAGATTGCTAAGACTTCTGTTAAAGATGCTTCACAAGCGCTTACTGAACTTGGGTATATGGAGGTACTGAGGGCCATCTGGAATGCACAACAGTACAGTCCACAAGGTATTGTTACAGGTGAGGAGCTGTGGAGTAAGCTAGTAGAGTACAATGAGATTGAATCTCTACCTTACCCAGAATGTTTCTCAGGTCTGAACGATAAGATTAAAGGTATGAGGCTTGGTGAAATTAGTCTATGGGTATCGGGTACAGGTGCAGGTAAATCCACTATGATGCGAGAGATTATCCTTGATATTATTGAAAGAACACAAGATAAGGTAGGTATCATTGCACTTGAAGAGTCCCCTGCTGAAACAACTCGTAAGCTAGCAGGCATGGTTATTAATCGTAACCCCGCTGCAGAGAAGATTGAGCTGGATGACCTCAGAAAAGGATTCGATACCTTCAAAGATAGAGTTATGGTGCTTGATCATTGTGGTTCTATGTCTAACGGTATTATATCTCAGCTAGAGTATATGGCTCTATCAGGCTGTAAGTATTTGTTTATCGATCACATCACTATCCTTGTATCAGAGGGTGCTGAAGGTCTTACAGGTAATGAAGCTATTGATAAGGTAATGAATGATCTTCTCCGTATTACTAAGCAGCATAATGTTTGGATTGGATTAGTATCTCACCTACGTAAAATGTCTACAGCAGGACAATCATTTGAGGAAGGCAGACTACCTACTGTAGATGATATTAGAGGATCAGGTTCTATCAAACAAATCTCTCATGATATCCTAGCCTTTGCCCGCAACATTACCGCAGAGAAAGAAGAAGAACGAAATACTATTAAGCTATCTGTGCTTAAGTCAAGATACACAGGTAAGACAGGCCCAGCAGGTTCCTGTAAGTTTAATTATGATACAGGCAGACTACAAGATGGGTTATACGATGATATGTTGGGTAAACTGAATATATAATTGAAGTCCATTATTAAAAGGGAATACACTATGGAAGATAATATGAAAGACCCCTTGAATGAAGTGGTGGATTATCTTATAAACAAAGTTTCTACTGTTAACATGAACAATCCTAAAGCAAACAAGGGTGCTCAGATTATCAGAGCTATATCTAAGTATAAGCTACAGATACCAGCTATAGTCCAGGTAGCGTTTGATAAGATGTCTTCCAACTTTACACGGGAGTACCCAGAGCAACCAGTAGGCCTAGCTAAGACAACTCAGGTTAGTGTTGGTATTGGTGAGCATGTATTCACTAAATACTTTGGTATCAAGTGTGACTTCCATCAGGCAGTAAGAACAGGTGACCTTATACTGGAAGCCTATGTTCAAACAGGTTTTATTCAGGTTAAGCGGGCAGAAGGTTTCGGTGCATATAATGCTCAAGCACCTTATATGATTGAACCAACAGAGCGCTGGGAAGAGATTGGTGAATTCAAACTAATTGATCCCAAAGCTCTGCTTGCTTACACTGTTGAAGATAAGCCTGAAGATATCTCTAACATTATGCAGCCTAAAAACTACCCACTGATTAAACGATGGGGCATCAGTGCTCCTCAAGAACAGAAGGATATGTTCAACGAGGTATTCATTGATTCTCCTTTTGTTCGTGCAGTAAATAACCTTCAACAGACAGCCTGGGTTATCAACACAAGTGTACTTGAAGTACTATCTAATAAAATTGAAGATATCCTCCCAGAAGATCTTCCAATGTATGATAAAGCTATCCCTAAAAGCTTACTGAAAACTGCTTATGAGAAGTACCAGAAGAATCCTTCTGCTGCGAACAAGGCTAACTACAATGATGTTGCTAAGGAGTGGGAAAAGACTTTACGTCCTCTGCAAGTAAGAGCTAAACGAGCAGAGATTAAAACTACTTTGGGTAAAGCAAAAGAACTATCCGGGATGAAACAGTTTTATTCTCTTGTAGATCTGGATTACCGTGGCAGAGTATACTACAAAGAACCTTACATGAACTATCAGGGCAACGATATTGCCCGTGGGCTTATGTCTTTTAAAGAAAGTAAACCTATTGATGATGAAGGTAAGCGTGCTCTGGCTATCCACACTGCTAACTCTTACAACCAGAAGTATGATGTTGATAACATACCTACTTGGGTTGAAGAAGATTATAAAACTATGTTGGATGCAGAAGGTATCGATACAATTAGTGTAGATAAATTCTCATTGGAAGACAGGGTTAACTGGTTTAATAACAACTGGGGGCTCATTGAAGATACTGCTAACAACGGTACACTACACAAGTGTGAGAAACCAGTGGTGTTCCTTGCATGTTGTTTTGAGTGGTGCAAGATTGCTGACATGGAGGACAATAATGAAATCCCTATGTCTAACCTTCCTGTAGCGATTGATGGCACCTGTAACGGTTACCAACACTCTGCTGCCCTATCCAGAGACAGTAAGACAGGTGCTCTGGTAGCACTTGAAGACAGTGTAATACCTCATGACCTATATGTTAAGGTAGCACAGAAGCTGGTAGAGATTGCCCCCAAGTTCTTTGAAGAACGTAACATGTCTTATGCTGAGATTCGTAAGCTTATTTCTAAACGAGCTACAATGACACGAGCTTACTCAGCAGGAGCACAAACAATTGCTGAATCAATGTATTCAGATTGTGTTCAGGCTGGTGCTGATGAGAAACATAACATCACGCAGATTGATTGTGATGAGCTTGCTGTTCATATCCTTAAGGCTATCGAAGAGGTATGTCCTGGCTCTCAGACTACAATGAAGTTTCTACAAGAGCTGGCTCAGTGGGAGCTTGGTACATTTGAATACCAAGATAAGAATGGTAAGAAAGTTACTAACAATAAGATGAGTAACTACAAGAAGGAAGCAAGAGAAGCTAACAAGCTACACCGAGCAAACCCAACACAAGAGAATGCAGAAGCACTCAATGCTATTAACTCTAAGATAGCTGAATGCAATCTTGTTCTTGTTAAGGGCTATGCTGGAGAAGATATTCGTTGGGTAACCAAGTCAGGCTTCCCTGTAATTTACAAGGTTAACGCTACAAGACAGGACACCTGTAAGTCTACACTCAGAGGTGTTATTGGTGGAGCAACCAAACAACCTGGTAGAATTAATCATGTGGCTAAGATATACCTTGAGACCACTAACCGTAGAGAAGCCAGTGCAGGTATCTCTCCCAACTATATTCACTCACAAGATTCAACACATATGGCTCTTGTAATTGAATCTTTCGGCGCTAACTTTGGTGCAGTACATGATAGCTTTAGTTGTCATGCATCCGATGTAGCTAAACTAAAACAACTAACCCAAGAGAAATTCGTTGAGATGTACAGC